AATGAGTGAAGAAGTTGAAGTAGTAGCGGAAGTACCCGCGCCGGAACAGGTGGCTACGGCAGCGCCTGAGCCAGAAGACCAAACGCCGGAAGTAGCTGAAGAAGCGCCCTCAGAAAAACTGTTCACGCAGGAAGAACTGAACGCTGAATTCGGCAAGCGTCTCGCAAGAGAGCGCCGCAAGATGGAACGAGAGTTTGCTGCAAAGCAAGCTGACCGCCCGCCCGTAATTGAGAATCCAGATACGCCAGAGGCTTACGCCGAGGTGTTGGCCTATCAAAAGGCCGAGGAAATCATCCGAGAACGAGAGGCCAAGCGACAGCAGTCGGAAACTCTTGAGAGCTACCGCGACAGGGAAGAAGAAGCACGGGACAAGTACGAGGACTTCGAGCAAGTTGCGTACAACCCCAACCTTCGGATTACTGAAGTGATGGCTCAGTCGATCCAAGCATCTGAAATTGGCCCTGATGTGGCTTATTTCTTGGGGGCCAATCCCAAAGAGGCAGATCGCATCTCCAAGTTGCAGCCTATCTTGCAGGCCAAAGAAATCGGGAAACTTGAAGCAAAATTGGCTGATAATCCCGTTGTCAAGAAAACGACCAGCGCGCCGACCCCGATTGCGCCGGTTACCGCACGTTCTTCTGGTGCGCCTAGTTACGACACTACCGATCCTCGATCAGTCAAGACCATGAGCACAAGCGAATGGATTGCGGCTGACAGAGCTAGGCAGATAAAAAAACTTGAGCGCAACCGTTACTAACTTCATAAGGAATTTATTGTGGCTAATAGTATCCTCACAATCGACATGATTACGCGGAAGGCTCTCGAAATCCTCGAGAACAATCTGGTAATCACCCGCAACTGCAACCGCCAGTACGACGACTCGTTTGCCGTTGAAGGCGCAAAAATCGGTTCAACCCTGCGTATCCGCCTGCCAGACCGCGCTCTGGTGACGGACGGTGCCGCCCTGCAAGTGCAGGACGACAACGAGCAGTACACCACTCTGTCTGTTGCTTCGCAAAAGCACATCGGCGTCAACTTCACTTCTGCTGAACTGACCATGCAGTTAGATGACTTTGCAGATCGCGTGCTAAAGCCTCGTATCAGCCAATTGGCATCGTCCATTGATGCTGACGTTGCGAACGCCTACAAGTCGATTTATTCGGCTGTTGGCACCCCAGGTACGACCCCCGGCACCTCGCTGGTTCTGCTGCAAGCGCAACAGAAGCTCAACGAGAACGCAGCGGTTATGTCGCCACGTTACGCCACCGTCAACCCTGCGGCAAACGCCGCTTTGGTTGAAGGTATGAAAGGTCTCTTTAACCCAACCGATACTGTTTCAAAGCAGTTTAAAAACGGCATGATGGGCACCGGCGTGCTTGGCTTTGATGAAGTCAATATGTCGCAGTCAATCAAGCAGCACACTACTGGCTCACGTTCTACGACTGACACGATTTTGGTTAACGGTGCTGTTAGCACCCAAGGCCAAGCAACGATTAGCATTGACGGCGGTACTGGCTCGGCAACGATTGCTGTTGGCGACATTTTTACCATTGCCAACGTGTATTCGGTCAATCCACAGACCCGTGAATCTACTGGTTCGTTGCAGCAGTTTGTTTGCACCGCCACCGCTACGGCATCTTCTGGTGCTTGGACAAACGTTGCAATCAGCCCAGCAATCTACACCAGCGACAGCGCCTTGGCTACCGTTAACAGCTTCCCTGCTGATAACGCTGCCGTGACCTTCTTGGGTTCTGCTTCTACGCAGTACGCTCAGAATCTGGTTTATCACAAGGACGCCATCACGTTTGCTACTGCTGACCTCTTGCTGCCGCAAGGTGTTGACATGGCCGCACGCGCTGTTCACAACGGTATCAGCCTGCGCGTTGTTCGTCAGTACGACATCAACAACGACCGTATGCCTTGCCGTATTGACGTTTTGTACGGCTTCAGCACTATTCGTCCACAGATGGCCTGCCGCATCTGGGGTTAATTCTTAATTTTTAGGGGTAAATATCATGGCACTTCCTACTATTGGTGGCGGTCAGCAAATTGGCGACGGCAACCTGAATGAGCTTCTTCTTGGTTTTAATGCGGCTCCACAGACTGCAACTGCAACCGCAACGCTGACTGTTACTCAAATCATCAACGGTCTTTTGGTTGGTAGCCCTTCCACTAGCGCCGCAAGTTACACCCTGCCAACCGCAGCATTGATTGACGCTACGCTCACCAATGCCAAGGTCGGCAGCACGTTTGACTTGACCATCGTTAACTTAGGCACTTCATCGGGCCTGATTACGTTGGTGGTTGGTACTGGCATTACGGCTGTTGGAAACTTGGTTATCGCCATTACCGGCAGCGCGGCTGGCGTTGGCGGCGCGGCGCAATTCAAGTTCCGCAAAACCGGTGATGCTGCCTACACGGTGTATCGCATCGCATAAAAGAAGGGGCTTCGGCCCCTTCCTTTTTTAAAGGATTAAAAGATGGCTAATACTAAATCAATTGGCGTCGCGTTTAGCGACCCCGAACTGGTGGCTGGCACGACGATCACGGGCGCAACAATCACGGGCGCTGTTATTGACTCTACGTCAAAGATTGCGTCCAATATTGCCAGCGGTTTTTCGGAGATGCAGCAAGGCGCGACTATCGCCACCACCAGCAACAGCGATGTGTACATGATTGTTGACGCGGCTGGTGTGCTTACCGGCGCTCGTTTTTCGGGTACTGATGCATTGGCTGCAAGTGACACCAACTACATTACGTTCTCGATTACCAACTTAGGTACCGGCGGCGCTGGTTCAGCCGCTATGTTGGCGGCTACTGATGCCAATACGACCAAAACTACTGGTGGAACCGCACTGACGGCTAACGCAGCTCGTTCGTTGACGCTCAACGGCACCGCAGCCAATCTGGTTGTGGCCGCTGGTGATCGTCTGCGTATCCGCGCAGCCGCAACTGGTACGCTTGCCAATACGGTGACATTCCCGGTTTACAACCTAATTTTTAGCGTTGCATAACCAAGGAGCTTTAGCATCTTCCTTTTTTAAGGAATAAAAATGGGTAACACCAAATCAATCGGCGTTGCGTTTAGCGACCAAGACATTGATGGCGGCACCATTGGTGCCGTTACGCCGTCAACTGTAGTTGGCACGACTGTTTACGCAACCAGCGAACTTGGCTACGCCGCCGCCGCTCAGGGCACGGTTACTCAGTTGACCAGCAAGGCTACGGCTGTTACGTTGAACAAAGCTGCTGGCCGCATCACGATGAACAACGCTGCTTTGGCAGGCAATACTGCGGTGTCGTTTACACTGAACAACACGTTCATCAGTTCCAACGACCTTGTTGTTTTGAACATCTCCGGCGGCGCGGTGGCTGACGCTACGGCGTACACCATTTATGTTAGTAGCATGACTACTGGTGCGGTAACGATTACGCTGCGTAATCTGACCGGCACTTCGCAATCGGAAGCGATAGTTGTAAACTTTGCGTTAATTCATTGCGTGTAAGAACAGGGGGTAGTCATGACGACTGCTGGAGATCAGATCAACGCCGCTTTGCGGCTTTTGGGTGTTCTGGCAGAAGGCGAGACTACCTCCCCCGACGCATCTCAAGATGCGCTTGCGGCGCTAAACCAGATGATCGACTCTTGGTCTACTGAGCGTCTAATGATCTACAACACCATCGACCAGATTTTCACTTGGCCGTCTGGTGTGATTGAGCGCACGCTTGGGCCTACGGGCGACTTTGTTGGTGTGCGGCCTGTGTTGCTGGACGACTCGACGTATTACCGCGACCCAGGCACTAACGTGTCGTATGGCATCAAGTTTATCAACCAGCAGCAGTACAACGGAATTGCTGTCAAGACGGTGACTTCGACGTATCCACAAGTGATGTGGATCAACATGGAGTTCCCCAACATCACCATGACCATCTATCCCAAGCCTACACGGGATTTGGAATGGCATTTTGTGTCGGTGCAGCAACTGGCTGCGCCAGCCACGCTGGCAACGCAGATTTATATGCCGCCGGGTTACTTGCGGTGTTTCAAGTACAACTTGGCTTGCGAAATCGCGCCGGAGTTTGGCGTTGAGCCTTCGCCTACGGTGTCGCGCATTGCCATGACCAGCAAGCGCAACCTCAAGCGCATCAACAATCCTGACGACATCATGTCGATGCCTTACTCGCTGGTTGCGACTCGCCAGAGGTTCAACGTCTATGCGGGTAACTACTGATGCACACGCCTATTCTGGGCTCCAGCTATGTGACTCGCAGCGTCAACGCCGCTGACAATCGGTGCGTGAATCTTTTTGCCGAGGTTGTCCCAGAGGGCGGCAAAGAGCCTGCGTTTCTTAACCGAGCGCCTGGGCTGAAATTTCTTCAGACCGTTGGCACCGGCCCGATCCGAGGCTTGTGGGCGCACCAGACCAACGGTTCAGATTTCTACGTTGTCTCGGGCACCGAGGTCTACAAACTGACTTCAGCTACTGGAGCGCCGATCAAACTTGGCGACGTGTCCGGTACGGGGCCGGTCAGCATTGCAGACAACGGCACGCAGATTTTCTTTGCCTGTAACGGCCCGAGCTACATTTATAACGAAGTTACCAACGTATTCCAGCAGATCACTGACATTGACTTTCCCGGTGCAAAGACGGTTGGCTACTTGGACGGCTACTTTGTTTTCAACGAGCCAAGCGGTCAGCGGATTTGGGTCACCTCACTTCTTGAGGGCACCCAGATTGACCCGCTAGATTTTGCCAGCGCGGAGGGATCGCCTGACGGTCTGGTGGCCGTCAATGTCAACAACCGCGAAGCGTGGCTGTTTGGCACCGACTCGGTTGAGGTCTGGTACGACGCAGGGCTGGCCGACTTTCCACTTACGCGCATCCAAGGCGCGTTTTCTGAGGTTGGTTGCGTTGCGCCGTACTCTGTTGCCAAGCTGGACAACTCGCTGTTTTGGTTGGGCACCGACGCTCGCGGCCAAGGCATTGTTTACCGCACCGTTGGCTACAACGCGCAGCGCGTCAGCACGCACGCCATTGAGTACTCTATCGCGCAGTACGGCAATTTGAGTGATGCTGTAGCCTACACATACCAGCAAGAAGGCCACGCTTTTTATGTGCTGAGTTTTGCCGAGGCCACCTGGGTGTTTGATGTGGCAACCAGCGCATGGCATGAGCGTGCAGGGTTTGCTGATGGTGAATTTACCCGGCACCGCGCCAACACTCAATGCAACTTTGGCGGCACGACGATTGTTGGCGACTACGAAAATGGCAACATCTACGCGCTAGACCTTGACACCTATGCCGACAACGGTGAGATTCAGAAGTGGTTGCGGTCTTGGCGGGCAATTCCCACGGGACAGAACGACCTCAAGCGCACCGCGCACCATGCGTTGCAATTGGATTGCGAGTCTGGCGTTGGGTTGGACTATCTTGACCCGATTGGCCCGCAAGAAGTCGAAAACCTATACGACTTGCTGTTGCTTGAAGACGGTGGCGAGTTGCTGACTGAGGACGGCTTTGGCATCCTGCTCAACGAGGCTGTGTGGAGCATGATGAAACCTCGCGTCATGCTGCGGTGGTCAGACGACGGCGGGCACACTTGGAGCAACGAGCATTGGTCTGACATGGGCGAAATCGGCCAGTTCAGCCACCGAGTGTTCTGGCGGCGTCTGGGCATGACGCTTAAGCTGCGCGACCGGGTTTACGAAGTGTCGGGCACCGACCCGGTGAAAATCGCCATCATGGGCGCTGAACTTCAAGTGAGCGGCACCAATGCTTAACAACATCACGCAGATTCCAGCACCACGAGTGCCGGTGATTGACGCAAAGACGGGGCTGATGTCTCGGGAGTGGTATCGGTTTTTTGTCAACTTGTTTGATTTGACAG